TGTCACCCATAAAAAAGCCGCTCAATTAAGGCGGCTTGGTTAATCATTAAGTATTTAGTTTAGTTGTTATGTTTATTTACTATAGATCCACCTGTTGCTATGAGCATATTGTATTCATGTGTCGTTACATCATCAATATTTTTTTGATTATCATGCCTCATTAGCTCAGCTATTAATTGGTTGTTATCGTTTTTGGTGTCAAGTTCTTCTCTCTTGCTTTCTATATCTTCCAAGCTAAGTATTTTTTTATCGTTATCTGCCATATTATTACTCGCTTTTGTAATCGCTAATTAGGTTGTAGGCATTGAGTTAGCGTAACTCAATTTCGGGCGCGCACCCTAGCCTACCCATTTATTATAACACTTATCACGCATCTAGTATGCCATCAAAATTTGGAATAGGCGTACATCGGCATTGAATGGCTTGTCCGGGATGTCCATCGCTGGGCGGATCACCCCAAGTGTATGTTTTGCCATCATACTGTCTATGCTTATCCCGCACACGCTCATCATCACTCGAAGACCACTCGTAACTGTCAATGCCTAGCGATTGTTGCCTAACTTGGTTAAATCGACCGTTGAGTTTGCCTATTTGGTCACGCGCTATCAGTCTAGCCCTGTTGTCTGTCACATCATCAAGCTTTGCTAACTGCTCAGCTATTTGATTGTAAGTCAAGCCGTCTTGAAAACCTGTGTTAACAATACCGTCCAGCTTGTCAAAATACGTCTTTGGTATAGATTTAATCAAACTTACGTTAGCTGTAATAGCGTCATTAACCGCATCAGTTAAAGCATTGCTATTAATAATTGAGCTTATATCAACAGCCGTCATCTGCTTAATCTGTCTTACTAGCTGACCGTCTGTAGCGTCTTTTTGTGCCCTGACAACCGTACCTGCTAACCTGCCTGATATGCCATCAATGCGTATAAACAAAGCGCTTCTTGAGCCGCCTGTTGCTGTCTGCCATAAACTGTCACCGATGAAACGGCTATCGTTTTTGATGACTGCCAATACTTTCTTGCTCTCAGCCGTGCACATGGCGCTAATTGCTAGCAGCTCACGCATGTAATAGATTTCAGTTTTACGGCTAAACAACACTGGCTTAGCTTTGGCTTTACGCCCACGTTTACTAGCACGGCCTTTTTTAAGTAAGGGTGCTATCGTCTGTAGTGTCGTCATATTGCCCCGCTAAACCGTCAAGTAGTGTGATATGCGCGTCATCAATCACCGTGTAAGTACCATCATCGACAAGTTGTCTTGCTATCTGTGCTTCCGTGATAATACCGAGTGTTAAGTAAGTGCTGTCACGCTCGCTGTTTGCTTTCTCAATCTCAGACTTAACCTTGTCATCAATCTGCCATAGCGGATTAAAGACCAAACCTAGATCATCGATATCAAAACCTAACGATTGCGCCATAATTGATAATAATATCTCAATCGGTTGTTTGATTTCATTTTCTTGAATCGAGCTGATAAAGTCATAATAACTCCGCATCTCAAAGTCGCCTGTGCTGCCTAAGCCACCGACTGACTGACCAAATAACAATGAATAGGGCATATTAGCAGCCCCAGCTGTGACTACTTGAAATTGTTGCATAAGCTGTGGCAGACCGCTAAACGAGTAAGACTTGCTCTGATATTCTTCGTCTTTGTCCAGCACTATCATGCCATTATTGCCCTTCATAGTTGCAATACTTGCAAATCTTTGCACCATTTGACTAACAGCAGCAGCAGGACTTGTGCGTAATGCCGTCATCAAGCCTGGCACCTTAAATATATCAACTTTTGCTTCGTAAACTAAACTGCTCGCATTAGCATTGACTGACGCATTTTGCTTGATAGACTCATATATCTTTTGCAGTGTCGGCTTTGGTAGCCCATCTTTATCTTTGATTAATCCTGACGCATCCATACGAACGAGACGGCTATGGTGGATATATTTCTTTTCCCAATCCTGCCCTATCTGATAATATTCAGGCTCATTCCATTTTCCGAGAGCTTTGTCAGCTGATAGATAAGTCGTGTTAGTTTTAGGCTTACATTCATCACGCTTTAAGATACTAAAGAACGACAGGTCGATACCCTCAATAACCAGCTCCTCAGCCAAATCAGTATCACCACGCTCACCAATCAAGATGTAGCACCAGCCATGTAAGCGACCATAAGCAACAGCTTCAATCATTACATCGTTAAAACCGATTTGCTTAGATAGATTTTTGATAGCAGTATCTTGGTCGTCATCAACACCAGCCAGATAATACCCCGATCTAAAACAATCATAAGCTGGCTTATCAATAATGCGCTGTGCCACCCAGTCACCGTCATAGACGTTCTCAAGATCACGAACGCCCATCCGTTTAGTCGGCATAAACTCAGCCATGCTAGATTTATCACGAGTTGTACCAAGCCCTGAAACAAAGTTAACAAAGGCGTTATCACCAACAGCAACTTGTAATGCTTTTTTAAATAAACTGTCTTTACTCATTGCTATATCCTATATCTTATAAGTCNAACATNTTTGCTATCGGCTGTTTGGTTAGGTGTGGTGACCAGGCCATGATTGCGGCATCTGCCAGGTTAGGCGATACAACACCACGTTTAGCTAAATCCTTTTTACTTTCAACCTTAACCTTACCTGCGCTGTCACGGTCTTGTCTTGGTGTGGATAACTCAGTCTTTAATTGCTCTAATTTATCCGCTTCGATATCGCTTGATATACTGATTAGGTCGCTAGGGTCGTAAACTGTGCCATTATCAATAGCGTCTTTAGTATTCTTTAGCCGTCTTGCCACGTCCCACCATGCTTGCGCTTTTACGTTTGCAAACATATCTCTGTTAGTTACATCAGGCTCATATTCTTTATCGGGATTAACAACCCCAGCACCTGCAACAAACTTAGCGTATTTAATATCTGGAGTGTTTATATTATCAGCGTGTTTGTTCAACTCTTCAAACTTGGCACCGGCACTTGCACCAACACCAATAGAGTCATAGACAATCTTAGCCTTACTATCTTTAGCAGTACCATAAGCCCTAATGCAACTTTTAAGCAATTCATCTTCGCCACCTTGCCATTCATCAAGTGCCAGTAATATCGAACCATGAGCGTCTGCTGTGGCGTTCTTATCTTCACCAGCATCTGCTACGTCATAACCTAAGCTTCGAGAACCTGACGGCTCAAACCCTAGCTTAATATGTGCATCGGTAGCAGCGTTAAGCCATGAGCGTTTAATAATAGCCAACTGGTCATCTGAGCGAGCAACACCTAAGTAAACATGCTCGTAATCCTCATAGTCACTCAGTCGTTTGGCTTCGATAACTTTTAGAATTGTTTTAGATAGAAATGGGTTTTCATCATAATTGATATGTCTGACAATCGTGTCAGGTGGTGTATTGACTACAAAGTGCTGATAAACAAAATCAGTCACCAGGTCCGGGTTAAAGAGTATCCAAAACTGCGAATAATTTTTACGCAATGTTGGCTCCAATATCTCCCACTGCACCTTAGTTAAACTATGTGCCTCTTCAATCCAACAAACATCAATACCTTCAAGCGATCTAATTTCTTCAATATTTCGCCATAAGCCGTAGAACATAAACTCGCTGCCCGTAACCTTGTTGATAATCTTATTTTGCTGAATATCAAAGTTATCTTGCAAACCGAATCTAAATATCTGCGTTTTAAGTAATGCGTAAACCGATTGCTCAATTCTGTTTTGTATCTGCCTTGCACAAAGAAACCGTAGTTTGTATTCGTTAGATAAGAATGTCGCAAAGCCTGCCGCATCCCATGACTTACTAGATGCCCTGCCGCCTTTTAACACCCTGTTACGTGCTTCTGCTTGCCAAAAGTCCTCTAAAGCTGGGTTAAGTGTCGCTATCTCCGTCATCATTGCCCCTGCCGTAGAAGTGCCCTAANCCTGATTGTATTTCTTTGCCATTGGTTGTGTGGTCAACCTCTTGTTTCTCACTCCACCCTGCAACCCTGACTAAGACGAACTTAGCAGCATCTAAGCTGCCATCGGTTAGATGGTCATCTAAAACACCCATCGCTTTGTTGGTCAGCATAGCTCGACCAGTCATAATCTCGTAACGATAATGCTTACGTAATGTGTCGTCATGAATATTTAAAGCCCCTGCTATCTCCAGCAAGGGTGTTCCAACTTTTACGGCTCGCTCAACAAATAGTTTGTTCGCGTCACTAGGGTTATGTGTTTTGCCCTGCTTCATCCCATTCCCCTATTCTCGGTTTCTTTTCAACCGCCTTTGGAGGTTGGGTTAAGTCGAATTCTTTGTATGCTGAATAACTGTCTTCCATCGGCAACGCAAAATGATAATCCATAACTTGCTTAAAATAACCGCTTATTGGAGAGCCCTCGCTAATCTCATAAAACTCAATGCGTTTGTTTAAGTTTAGATTCATAGATGTTCTAACCGCAACGCTAAAATTCTCATTTTCTAACAGAATAAACTTAGCGTGAAAATTAGCCAAACGTACACAGTTATTACCAAACTTTTCTTTTAATGATTGAAAATAAAGCTGTTGTCTAGCCGGAAAACTACGATCAACCAACCATCTAGTCTCTAAGATATTACCGTCATTTAACATTGCAAATGCTTCTTTTATGTCCG